ATCGAAGTACGCGGAGCCGGTGTAGCCACACTCACTGCCGCGATATCTCCAGGGGCAGACGTTCTGGACGATCTGCCGACGCGGCAGGGAAACGCCTTCCAGATCGAACGAGGCAGCCAACTCGAATTCGACGACATCCCGGGTTTCGCGGGACTTGCGGTCGACGTAGTAAATGTCGTCCGCGAATTCGGCGGACCGGTCGGCGCTCGGGTTCACTGCGCCTGGGAAGTTCACGGCGTCCAGGTACTTGGCTAAGGTGCGCTTGCGGGTGATTTTGGCGCCGATGAGGTCCTGATAGCTCAGCATCAGGGCCGTGATCGAGCCGGTGACGTTGGCCACACGCAGGCGTGGCCGCGGCACCTGACCTCCACCATTCAGCTCAAATCCCTCCACCTGGATCGGAAAGGCCTCATAGGCATTGCCCTGCCAGACAACCCGCTGCATCAGCGCGTTGGTGCCCGCATGAAAGCGCACCGGACCCTGCCCGAACAGGGAAAGGTCCAGCACGAATAACTCGATCACGGCGCTGGGCGCGAGCTTCTGGATCTCAGACGTGATCGCCAAAGAGGTGGACGGCTGCGTCATGACAGATCAAACACTTGCTTGAAGGTTGCGCGCACCGTCTCGACGTTGGGCTCGTCCACCGACCGGCTCCATTCCTCGCACGTGAACTTGCCAGAGGTTCCTGCCGGTGATACCCAGTCAAAGGCCTGGACGGCACCACGGGCACGCAAGAAGTTATCGATGGCGGCCGCGTCCAGGCTCGTCCGACCGCGAAACTCCAGCGTCCACACCTCGGGCTTTGTATTGAGTCCAAAGGCCAGCCGCTGCTCGTAGCCGTCGCCAAACGCCACGCGGCGCACATTGGGACGCAGGGCGACGCTGGCACCGACCGACGGTGTCCAAGTGAAGGTTGCCATTTACAAGGCCCTTCGCGCATCCAACAGGCCACCCGCACGCTTTTGCGCGAGCATCTCTTGGCGTACCGCGCTGGCGATCGCTTTGCCAAGGTCGCGGCCACCTGCGTCATCGCCGCTGGCAGCGGCTCCGGCGTCCGACACGCTCACCGAGATGTTGAACACGTCACCACCGCCGCCGCCAGACATCGTGACCGGGATGCTGCGGCCGTCCGGCAATGGCACATAGGCCTCATTCATTCGGCCCTCGCCAAACAGCGCCAGTTGCGGTCCGGTAGCGATGCCTCCGTTGGCGTACTGATTGAGGGCAAGCGGTCCCATGTTGCTCATGATTCCGCCGTTGGCCGCCGTCATCGTGATGGGCACCACCTGGGAGGCGGGAGCACCGACCGTCGCGCCTCCAGTGCCACCAAATGCAGAACCGATGAGCGAGCCGAGCCAGCCGGCCAATGGCCGCGTGATGCTTTGCTGAATCTGAATGCGGATCATGTCCGAAATGATGGAATTGGCCAGGGAGCGAAAGTCCAGCTTGCCGGTCATGACAAAACTCGTGATCGCATCAGTCATGCCGTTGAACGCCCGGGTCGTCGCCGACTCCATTTGCTTGCCCACTTGCTCGGCTTCCTCGGCCACAGTGCGCAAGGCCTTGGCAAAGCCCGCCTCAGGGTCGGACAGTTCCTTGGCGCGCTGCGTCAGAAGCGACGCGCCGTCTGCCGCTTGTCGCGCGGAGTCCTCAATCTTTCGCAAAGCGTCGGCGAGCTTCTCGTTGCCAGGCGCTGCCTGCGCCAGTTCGCGGGCCTGCTGCGCCAGCGTGGCCAATTGGGTTGCGCTTTCCTGGCGGGCACTGGCCAGGCGACGTAGCGAGTCAAGCTCGCTGATTGCGCCAGACTCCCGAAGCGTCTTGATCTGCTCTTCGACGGCTCGAAGTTCGTTTTGGCCTCGCGCGGCTTGCTCTTGCAGGTCCTTGAGCGACTCACCGGGCAGGCGAATCTGACGCTCCAGGTTGGATTGCTGGGCGTCACGCTCGAGTTTCTGGCGCTTGAGGATGATCTCGCTCAGCTTGTCCTGAAGCTTGAGTCTGTCCTGCACAGTCTTGGCCACCGTATCCAGACCGTGGCGCAGGATCGACTCTTCATCGGCCGACAGGGCACGCAGCTTGTCGGTAAAGTCCTCCTGGGCAGCCAGCCTCGCATCGCTCGCCTCCTTGAAGCTCAGGTACCCCTGGCTTTCGTAGAGGTCAATGATGCGTTGACGGTCTTTGAGGATGCCGCTTTCGACATCGACCAAGCCTTGCAGCCGCTTGATGTCACTGTCGATGCCGGCCATGGCATTGGCCGTCAACTTGTCAGAGGCCGTGTTGTAGTTCAGGCGTTTACGCGGCGCCGCGGCTTCTGTGGCGGTTTTGGCAGCGTCGGTGCCTTTTCGGATGTCCTCAAATCGCTTGGTGACCGCGTCAGCCAACAAGGGCATGTCCCACAGATCAACATAGTTCTGGTTGGCCTGTGCAACAACGGCGTTTCGCTTATCGAGAGCTGCCTTGAGCCGCGCCCGGTTCTCCTCCGAGAACGGATTCATGCCCTCACCGCCTGCCAAGAAGGTCCCTGCCAGCTCGATATCGGCCCAGACCGCCTGGAAACTGCCGATCACCGCCCTTACCGTGCTGCCGATACCGCGCAGGGCATCGATGACCACGGCGATGGCGTAGGCCGTCTTTTCAGCCCAGTTGGTGAGCGTGCCGTCAGAGCGAAGACGCTGGACACCGTCCACCGCGTTGTCCGTACCCAGAACCACGTTCTTGAGTTCCTGGTACAGCACCGACATCGAGGGAATGGCGGAGGTGACCAGGGTCTGCGCCACGAAGTTCGATTCAGCGCGCATACGCCCCATGGCCTTGGATGCGTTGTCAGCCTCTTCAATCTGCTTGGCAGTCAGCCGGATATTGAGGTCTTGGTTTTCAGCCAAATCCTTGAGGAACGGGAGCATCGTTGCCCCGGACTTCCCAAAGAGTTCCATAGCGATGGCGGTCTTACCCGCGCCGTCCTCAAACTCGGCGAGTTTGAGCGCGACATCGTTCATCACCTCCGCCGGATCACGCAGGTTGCCGCCAGCGTCCTTGGCCCGGATGCCCAGAAATTGGAGAGCCTTGGTCGCCCCGGCCGTCTCATCATCAACCCCGGCCAGTCCTTTCGACAACTTGGCCAAGCTGGCACCAATGGCCTCCATGGCTGTGCCCGAAATGGTCGCCACCGGCGCAAAGCCAGACAGGGCCGCCGCACTGGCACCTGTCTGCTCGGACAGTCCCTGCAGCGCGGCAGAGGCCTCAAGCGTGTGCGTCACGAAGTCGCGAAGCGCAGCGACCGAGGCACCGCCAATCACGACGGCAAACGCCGTCTTGGCAACACTGGCGACCTGCTGGAGCGAAGCCTTCATCTCGCTGGCGTGCTTGTCGAGCACCCGCGCACTGCGACCAAGATCGGCCTGAAATTCCGACGTCTCTGCGGCGAGCTTGACAACAAGAGAGCCAATGTCAGCCATTTTTTTTCACCCGGTGCGCGAACATGGCCTTGAAGCGGGCGACATTCACCTTTGATTCATCCTTGAGCGGCGGTCGGTCCACGAATGGCATGAAATCCTCTGGCGTGAAGGGCTTGGAGTTCTTCGCGCGATTGGCGTTGGCAAAGGTCGACGCGATCACGCCACTTCTCACATCGGCACGCATGTCGCCAAAGGGCTCAATTTGGTAAAAAGCCATCCACTCCGTGATTTCGTCCGAACCCATGCGGGTCAGCAGCTCGCGCACCGGCATACCCAGCGCAAGTGCCAGGCGAAAGATGAAACGTCGGGTGGGGTTGGCCCTCAGGCTTTTTTTGCGACGTCTGCCTGCTCCGTGCCGATGCCGTTGAGCCGCTGTGCGACGGCGAACACCCGGTCAAGGGCGCGAGCGCTCTTGCGACCCAAGGCTGCGATTTCGCCATCCTCGAAAAGGCGGAGGCCGCTTTCGTCGCAGAGCGTAAGAGCTACGAGTCGGGCACGCACGTTCTCCATCCGCCCCTCTTTGGAGCCTTCTCGGCCAATGAGGCTCGCCTCGAAGGCATCGCGGTCGGTACCGCTCATGGTCCGAACGTAGACGTCCCCGCCCCATTCGGAAACATGGACGGTTTCGCGCGGGAGATCGTCGACGGCCAGGATCGCTTCTTTGGAAAGGATGTTCATACGCTTCATGCCTCCGTGATGTCGCCGTCAATCTCGATCGTGACGCTGGCCTCAACCACGGCATCCACGCCACCTTGAACACTGAACTGGG